GCGCGGGTCAGCATTTTCACCCTCACAGCGCCACCCCCTCCACGATAAATTCAAATGTCCCAGCACCGGCGTTGCCACCGCTGCTCACTGTGATTTTTATTCGCTCATCACATGCGGGGATCGGTGCGTAAGAACCAGCCACGTCTGTACCCGTGTTGTCTTGCGCTGGGACCATCGGATAAATAACGGCACTCGCCGCCAGGTTATCTTTGTCCCATACGGTCACGGCCCCCTTGTCAGTCACAATGTCGATACTCGCCCCGCTGTCAAGCCCGCCCTCAGAGGGCTTGACATATCTGACGGAGCGGATAATACCGTTCAGCGCCGGAGTGTAAACAACAGCATCTCCGGATTCATCCGTCACGACAGCGACGGATACCCGCGTCAGTCTCATGCCGTCACCCCCTATTCGGAGGCGAGGATTCCAACGTCCTCCAGTGCCTTGAGAACGGCGTTGAATGCCGCCGGAGTGACGGCATCGGTTGCGTCAGCGATGTGAGCCGCCTGTGTGCCGGCTTTCGTGATTTTCCCGCCGGTAGCCACATTGATAGATCCAGCGAGAGTGAGCACTCCACCGATGACAGCTTCAGCACCGCCTTGTTTGTTATAGTTGCTCGCGTTGTAGCTCATGCGTTCATCTCCTTTTCAAATATGTAAAAAAGAGGGGCCTAAAGCCCCCCTTATGCCGTCCCAGCGTCAGGCGACAAATGCGTTTCCTCGTCCAGGTCGGTTGCTGCAGACGAAAGAGGCGCCTGCCTCGCCTTGAACAGGATTGCCCACACAGGGCCGGTGGCAGTGCTCGCGCCCCGGGTTACCTTGAGGGCACAGTACCGCTTTTTCGGCCGCACTAGCCCCAACTTGAAATAGGTCTTGTTGCTGGCGCACTTCGTGCCGGCAAGGTCCGCCAGGGTTGCACCGTTGGCAGCGCTGTCCTCCTGGAGATTTACAAAATTGAGCGCATTTTTCGTGGTGATGGACCCGAGAAACACTACCTCGCGGTATCCTGCCATATCCACCACGTCGGTTGTGATGGCGTCTGTTCCGGCCGCTTGGGCTGATTTAACCATTAACACCTTGCAATTTTCGCTGAGGTTCACCTATTCCACCCCCTAACCGAGCTTGACGCGGACAAAGGACTCCGCGATGACAGGAGCGCCGTCGGCGTACATGCGGCCTATGAATCCTATCTGACTTGTAGCGGCGTACAGTTCGCTCAGCCTTTGTATCTCAACGCCCTGAAGTTCAGCTATCCAGTAGTTCGACCAATTACAGAGAGCCCCGACATAGAGGGCAGTAGTGAAGGTGTTCGGAACATACTCGGATTCATCTACTGGATGGCCAAGGAGCATATCTGGCTCACCCACGGTGATTCCGGGTCTCCAAAGATATTGGCCTTCGCCGTCTTTAAGCTTGCTGATCATCTTCACGGCATCACGATGGAATATCCACCGGCAGGCTTTGCGATACTGAGCTTTGAGGGCATATTTCGCATTGATCAGCCCGTCAGCCGTTACTGCGCTATCGGTATTGCCAGTAGAAACGTCGCGGTCGGTGTTAATTCCATTTGCGTCAGCGGTGAAAATGCCAAGAGGCTGCCCGTCGCCGGAGCCGTTGAGGAAGGCGTTTTCCTGAGCGATAGCGAATTTATACGCCAGCCTGTCAGCAACCAGGGTTTCCACGGGCAAGGCGCTGGTCCTGAGCAGTTTCATGCTGACCTTGATGAGCTTGGAAAGCTGTTCAGGCTGCAGGCTGCGCCGACCAAAAGCCATAGTGCTATCTTCACTTGGTGCCGCAATCTCCGTTGTCCATGTTGGATCAGATGGATCAGCAGTTAACGACGGTGCCCCCAGAGAGTCTGACTCCGTCAGAGGCAAGATTGTGGCAAATCCTCTTACGAATACCTGATTATCCAGCCCCTTGATCAACTGAGCAACAAACTGTTCTGCAGCATGGAGATATCCACCAGCTGCATCGCTGTCGTTAGCCAGAGCTCTGTATTCAGCAGCATTACCGTTAACAAGGAAATTGCGGAATGCCTTGATCTTGCGCTCTTCTGGGTTTTCCCCTTCGTAGCTGCTTGGTCGCATTGTCACAGCCATGCGGCGTTCTTCTTCGCGGATCTCCTGTTCACGCTGTATTTTGTCGCCAAGTACACGTGCTTTCTCAAAAATTTTGTCGTACTGTACTCTTTCATCGGCAGACATGTCCCGTTTTTCAGCTTCGGCAGCATCGAGAATCTTCCGTGCCTCTGCTATCAGTGTTGCGCGCTCCCCCAACATTTCTCTAAAATCCATCTATATACCCTCCTCTAATAATTCTAATTTTTCCCGGAGGAATTCCGGGGTATCAGCCTCTCCCGTGAGTTTTTTATGCTCCTCGGCAATGTCTTGCATCGACCTAACGCCAGAAGTGGCTGACGGGTACGCCGGGTATGTCACCGGAGAAACGTCAAACAGCTCGCGGACCTTTACGATGGTCCGAATAATCGGGTCTGACTGCTCGTCCCACTCCTGAACGTCCACCGTGAAGGCGAAACTGCTTTGGTCAACATCGCCACGTTTTATAGACTCAACGAGGTCCCGTGCCCACTGAGTATCAGGCGGGGTGACCTCATAAAAAAGACCCTGCTCATCCTCGCGGAGGGTCAGGGTTTTATTTTTGGTGCGCCCCAGAACATAATTTGGGTCATGGTTCCAAAGCGCTCTAACATCACTTTTGCCTAATGCCTCTGTGAATGCGCCGGGGGCTATTTTTTCCCGCATGCCCCACATTTCTTCCGAGAGTTCGTTGAACCGTGCGGCATAGCCTATAATTTTCGTCGGCTCATTCTCCTCCTGTTGCACCCGGAACTCCGCCGGTATTGCCCTGATCTCCTTGTCCAGCCCCATCACCTCCCCTTCCTGCCTCTGATATGGGTACCATCTGCATCTGGAGATAGTGTTCATCTCCACCGTCAACCGGATTCAGATTCTCAAGCGCACGGACTTCGTTGATAGACATCCACCCGCTGCGGATAGCCACCTCATAGGCCTCATAACGATTTTTTGTGTCTCCCTTGAGCATCCCTTCCTGTTTAAACTCTGCAAAAAATTTCTTTCGCTCGCTCGGCGCAAAAAGCTGTAAAGAAATAGATTGCTCAATTCGCTTTAGCCACGGCGATAGGGAAAATTTTACGAAATCAATAGATTGATGCTCAATATTAGTAAATGTCGCTTTTTCGAGGTCTCCGATCATATGCGGTGGCACACGGAATATGCCGGCTATTTCTGACCTATTGTACTTGCGGGTTTCAAGAAGTTGCGCATCCTCAGGGTTAATAGTCAACGGTTTAAATTTCAGTCCATTTTCAAGAATAGCCACCCTATGTGCGTTGTTTGTACCTTGGTACAGGTCGTTCCACGACTTCCGCAAGCGTTCCACAGCCGCTATGTCCTTGAAAAAACCATCCATCTCCAAGACGCCTCTAGGAGTTGCATCATTGCTGAAAAACCTCCTTGCATATCCGCTTGCAGATATGCCTTGCCCAATAGACTCAGCTGCCACTCGGACCACAGAACGTCCCTGCAAACCGTCGAAGCTTAGGCCTGGGATATGGAAAATTTCGCCCCACAAGTATGTTTTTCGCCCCTGTCCCGTTGTTACGTCATAGACAAGATCTCCTTTCTCGGTCTTTCGCGGGGTCACGCCCGATGGGTCGAGAAACCAGAGCGCTGACACTCGCCCAGCGGTGTCGTAGTCAGCAAGGGCGTACGCATTCCCCCAGAGAGTCAACGAGGCAGTGATAGCCTCCCAAAAATTGAACGCAGTCTGCCGGGGGTTTGGCGCATCGTGAAGCAACGAATATAGATAATGATCTGAAGCCTCTTGGCGTTCGCCTCCCTTGCGCCGGTAAATCTTGAGAGGCAACTGCGCTACGGACTCCGAGAGTACTCGCACACAAGCGAAAACAGCAGAGAACCGCATGGCTTTTTCTTCGTCCACCACGGCATCCCCTGTCCCCCCTGTCAAAATGCGAATTATTTCGGTCTCGGAGGGGTGAACTGACAAGCTCATTCCCCGCCGAAAAGCGTCCAAAAAACGCGAAAAAAATGGTTTTTTCAGCTCTTTCACCTCCATCCGGGCATTAAAAAAGACCCTTTCGGGTCTAAAGTGTTATCAATCCGCGCGACTCGTAGACAGATTCTCGTTCGTCTTGTGCCTCTTGCATGGCCGCTATGGCTATGACAAGAGAAACAATAGGGTCAATTTTTTCTGTAGATTTATTCTTTGCTGGTTTAATGTTCCCTGCTGGATCTGTGGTAATCATTACGTTATCCATCGCCCAATTCAAAACAGGGTTATTATTGTGACGTAAAATACACCCCAGAACGAGACGCTCAAGCTCCTTGCAGGCTGGACTCATCGTCTTATAGCCCTGCCTGATCTGCACCATTGGCACTCCGTCATTCTCCATGTCTATCGCCCATTTTGTGGCGTTCCAGGGATCATACCCCACCACACAAAGACCGGGAAACATGTGCTTAAGGTCTTGCGCTATAGTGTTTCTGATGTAGTCATGATCAATTACATTGCCATCTGTAGCTGTTATATAGCCATCTCTTGCCCACGCATCATAAGGCACCTTGTCACGCCTGACCCTGGTCGCGATATTGTCTCCTGGAACCCAGTTAAAAGACAAGACATTAACACGCCCATTTACGTCGGGTTCAAATATCAAGGCACAAGAGGAAATATCTGTTGTTGTTGATAAATCCACACCAGCCCAACATTTAAGATCTGTAAGATCGGCTGGGTCAAATTCATCCCCACAAGAGTTCCATTTCCCCATATCCAACCATCTGGTTTCCTGTGTAGTCCACTGATTCAAATAGAGCCTTCTAAACGTATTCTGATAAGCTGGTATCTCTTGCGCTCTTTTGCATTCCTGCTCAAGAAATTGCGGCTGCACAGATACCCCATAATTAGGATTTGCCTTCTTCCAGGTTTCCACGTCATCCCAAGGCTCATTTTCTCCAGCCTCAAAAAGTAGCGGGAAAAAAGAAGGATCATTTATAATGCCATCCCTGACTTTTCTTGCATAATCCCAAACCTCCCAGCATATAGACTGTTTGTCATATCCAGCTGTGGTTATTGCAAGCATTAACGGTTGCGTCCTGGCTCCCATACCAGTTACCAGAACGTCCCAGAGATCCCTGTTAGGGGCGCAATGAATTTCATCATAAACAACAAAGGTAGGGGAAGCTCCGTGTTTGCTGTATGCCTCTGCGCTTATAGCGTGGTAAAAAGAGTTTTTTTCGTAGTAGACAATCCTCTTTTGAGAGTCGATTATCTTACACCGCTTGCTTAATTCCGGGGACATGCGTACCATTTGGGCAGCCATATTAAACACAAGGCTTGCTTGCTCACGATCGGCAGCAGCAGAATAAACCTCCGCTCCGTATTCCCCATCTGCAAACAAGGCATACAAAGCAAGGGTGGCAGCGATAATTGACTTTCCGTTTTTTCTGGGAATCGCAACGAAGGCAGTTCTATATTGCCTAGTCCCATCTGGATTAACAGTGCCAAACAAAGGCCGTAAAAATTGGTCTTTTTGCCATGGCTCCAGGTTTATTGTTGTTCCTGCCCACTGACCTTTGACGTGATGTAGTGCCTGTACGAATTTCACAATTCTATCTGCTCTGTTGCCGTCAAAAGCCACAGCAAACAACCTCCTCTGTGTACTTCGCTCCCTTCTTGAGATTCTCCATAGCCCACAAGGGGCGTAAATTAGATAATGCCCAACATTCTTTCGCCACTAAAAACGGATCTTCTACTTCAAAATCAAAGGACACCACGGGGCGGATATGGTCTATATGCCATTCTCCGTAGTTTTTCCATGACATCCCATCTTGAAACTGTGCCTCAATGTGGGCAACAAGATCATCAACCGTGTAACCCACTATCTTTTGCCACTCTCGCCCATTCTTCTTTCTTTGAAGGGTATCTCTGATTCTGTTCCCGACAACAACGCGAATTCTGCCTGCTGGAGTATTCCTGTAGTTATCCCTCGCTCTTTTTCTTACCTCTGGATGTTCTTCTTGGTATTTTTTTACCCTTTGCCTGGACTCATGGGGATTCTCTGCCCGCCATTGTCTTTTTTTCTCGGCAAGTATTTCTGCATTTTTTCTGCGATACTGTATGCCGTACTCCCGCAACCTGTCCCTGTTCTGTTCTCTGTATAACTTATTATGTTCTCGCTCTTTTTCTTTTCTCTTTAACTCTTTCTCTCTTTTTTCTACCTCAATTTCATCTTTATGAGCAAGGTAATATTCTTCTTTAGCCTTCCTATTTGCCTCAGCTTTCTCTTTCGAGATCCGCTTCGATCTTTCTATAAACTCATCTCTATGTTTTTTGTAGTACTCCCTTGAGTATGCTTTTCTATGATCCCTTTCTTTTTCTGCTCTTGCTCGGTCAATCTCCCTCATTTTTTCAGGATTATCCCGTCTATATTGTCTTTTTTCCGCACAAGCACACCCCTTACAAAGAGAACATAACCCATCTTTCATCGCCCTGTGTCTATGAAAATACTCTGGTGTTCTGGGAAATTGCCTACCACATGCCCTGCATTCCTTCATGTCCATAAAAACACCTCCGATGGTGTGTCCCGAAAAAAACAAAGACAAGGAAACATGTCTCGGATAACATGCTTTCGGGTCGTCACCCTATCCTTGCCCTACTTATGGGGGTTTCCGTTAGCTAAAAGTTTTTCGAGTTCGCTCTCTTTTTTCCCCTCTCCAGGCAGTTGAATTCGTCCGCGACTTGAAGGAGTAAGCCCGAACTCAATGCAGAATTTCCTGATGATCTCCGCATTTTTCTGAGCTATTAATACCTCTGGTCTTGCCACGATATTTGTTATTCCAGCCTTATTGGTATATTCATAAGTTATACCGTTCTCTTGTATAATTTTCTGAGCCTCAATATAGTCAGCATATGCCTGACAATAAACCGCAAGCGCAATCTGATCTGCTGCAGTGAGAATGTTCATGTTTTTAAGGATGGGGGCTATGCGTGCCCATTCCTTTTTAGCCTCCGATGTTAACCACATAGGACGGCGAGCAATTTTGCTCGTTTTTGGTTCTCTTTTATTGAGTGGTCGCTTTCCAGGGTTCCCCTCAAGAACCTTTAATCCTGTAGGTTTTGGAGGTCTGCCACCCTTATTGGGCATAATGTCACCTCCTGCTTAAAGACGTTATAGCGAGACCCCCCGCCTTATCAGTTTTGCGAAATTTCGCCCGAGGTTCCGCGCCGTTGACCCGGGGCTCAGGTTGTAGAGATTTACCCTCCCCCCTACCTAGCCATGCTTTTTGTTATGGCACGCCCGACATAAACTTTGTAAGTTACTTTCGTCAAGGGGCGCACCGCCTTCACTAATCGGCATAATGTGGTCAACCATTTCTGCTAATCTAACTTCCCCCTTCCGCTCGCACTCCTCACACAGAGGGTGAGCGGATCTATACAGTTTCCGAAGCTTCCTCCATTGGGTGGAGGCATAGAACGCGTGTCGCTTCGGGCGAGCTTGATTATATTGAGCTTCGCGCCGCTTGCGTTTCTTTCCCATCTACGCTTCCCCGGGTTTTCTGGGCACAACGGCACCCCCTTTTTTG